TTATCTTGCATTAGTGTTCCTCGTATTTAGTGAATTTAAAAGTAGCGCTATGGTTGTTCCATTGTGTAAAACTGCGGTTTGGATAGGGTTTAGCTTACCAAGAGTAGCTCCTAGTAAAATGGCTGAATTTATACCTACTGTAGCTTTGAAATTTGTATTTATCTTATCCATTGTTTTGTTTGCTATGAGCTTTACTTTTGCTACTGAGCATATATCGTCTTTTAAAAGACTTATATCTGCACTCGCTTTTGCGATATCTGCGCCTTTACTCATACTTATGCCGACATTGGCTTTAACTAAGCTTGGAGCGTCATTTATCCCGTCTCCTATGAAAGCTACTTTTTTACCTGAATTTCTTAAATTTTCGATAATCTTTGCTTTATCAGTAGGCAAACAGTTTGCAAAGACTCTGTCTATACCTAGATTTTTTGCAACTTCTTCAGCTTTGCTTTTTATATCTCCGCTTAGCATTATTATCTCTTTTACGCCGTATTCTTTTAGTTTTGAGATGCAATCTTTTGCATTAGCTCTTATCTCGTCTTTTAAAGCTATAACTCCTATGAGTTTTTTATCATAAGCTATATAAAGTAGAGCTGGACCGCTATTTTCTAAAACGTCTAGCCTGTCTTTGTGCGCTCTAAAATCCACCATTTCATCATCTTCTAAAAAGTGACGACTACCTATGATAACCTCTTTTCCTTTTACAGTCGTCTTTACTCCATGAGCTACTATAAATTCAACTTCTTCATGATGTATATGATGAAAGCCTCTTTGGCGTGCTGCTTTTACTATGGCTTCTGCTACTGGATGAAAATAGTGTTCTTCGGCGCTTGCACTTAAATTTAAAAGCTCATTTGGGCTTATGTTTTCATCGAAGCTATAAATTTCGCTTACGCTTAAGTTTCCATAAGTTAGCGTTCCTGTTTTGTCAAATACAAAAGTATCAGCTGCGCTTAGCGCTTCTGTAGGGGTATAGATAAAATGAGACTGAGAATAAAAAGAGCGAATAAGCTTTAAATAGCGATATAATGATAATTTGAGCGTTTAAAAGTCTCAGTTTATACGTTTATGAATTTTTGAGATTTTCTCCCAATACTCCCAAAACAGACAAATACTCCCAACTTTTAATAAAAATAATATAATTTTAAACGGTTTTAAAGCCCATTTAAACGTATTTTAAAGGCTCACAATATATAACCATTTAAAATCCATCCACATAAGCAAAATAGATAAAAATTTAGCTAAATTTGATAGTTTAAAAAGGCTATTAACGAACATATTTTTTATGTAAATGTTCGTTAATAAAGCTTAATGTTCGTTAATCATATTATGAAGTTATTTGAAGTATGATATATTCGTTGTTTGGATTAACGAACATATAGGATATTATATAAATAACCAAAATTCATTTTTAAACTTAAAAAGATAAAAAATATCCGCTTAAGTTTTTTTAGAGCTGATTAACGAACACTTTAAGAAAAGTTTTATTAAACAATGCATCTTAAGACCTTCCCTACTATATAGCAACACATTTCACTATCTTGATTAAGCAAAAAACTTTCGTATGCTGGATTTGAGCTTTTTATAAGCAAATCTCCATTTGGTCTTTTTTGAATTGTCTTTACCATTAATAGTCCGTCAAAATTTATGATGTAAAAACCATCCCCTATGAATTCAACTCCTTCTTCATATATAACATAACTATCAGGCAACAAGTCAGGGACCATAGAATATCCATCTACTTGTATCATTCTAAGATTATTTTGGTTCTTTATTGTTTTAAAAAAGCTTGATGGAATAAATACCTTATCTTTTACAATTTCTAATTCTACACCTGTAATATCTATACTTTTTCCTGCACCTACTTTACTATTTACCTTTTTTATCCAATAGCCATCTAAATTATCATCTTGATATGTGGAATTAGATTGTTTTTTAATTGCTTTATCTTTTTTTGTGTTATTACTGATTTTTAATAAGTGTTTAGCTGGCACTCTTTGATTTTTTCTCCACTGAGGTATAGAAGAATTATCTTTTAGCCCTAGTGCTATAGATAGCTGGTTATCGTTATCTACGCCATAATACTCGCGTAGTTTTTTTATTTGTTCTTCTACTTCCATACTAAAACCTTTTTTATACTGATTTTTTTACATAATACTGATTTTTTATCTTGACATACTTATTAAAAATCAGTATAATACAGAAAACATTTACAAAATTATATCTTTTAAATTCTTTTAAAAGTTTGAAGTATTTTTATAAATGAGTTATTTAAATTTTTATTGTTAATGTGACTTTTGCTTATAACATAAAAAAGGACAATTCAATGAAAGAAGTATGTAAAGTAGTGTCAGCAAATCTATATGATAAAGTAGCACCAGTATTTAAAGGATATTCTAAAAATCCATTAGAAAGAATAGGCAAGAATATGCTTTTATATCCACTCGGTTTAGATAACATTCTTGATACTTGTGACTTTAAATTTGATGGCAATGATGATGAAAGAATAGAAAAAATCGTGCAACTTAAAGTAAATAGACTAAGATATGAACTTTGTAAGCTTAAGATCAATAAAAAACACATCCTACTAATCTTAAAGGACAAACAAAAAAAGTATCTAAAATCTGAGCAAAAACGATATAGGGCCGAACTAGAATTTAGACAATCATTCAAGTAAAAAATAATCTTGTGCGCAAAGTGCAACAACCTTATTTTTAGATTTGAGTTGATCTAGTTTTGAATTCAACTCTTTTGCCTTTGTAATAATAGGCAAGATATCTCTTTTAAAAACAGATTTCTTGCCCTCAAAAAGTCTTTCATCTAAATTTGCCATAAAGCTTATTTCATCATATAACCTTATCTTTTTATCTTTTATAAATTTAGGTATATAGACAAATTTATCCTTTAATAATGATACTAAAATAACTTTTGTTTTTGTAGATATAGCAATGGAAACTCTTGAAGGTAAAGATCCATCTTTACTAGCAATTAAGGCTCTTTGTGTGTTTGATGAGCCTGATACTAGCTCATATTCGGGGTGAAAGGAAATTAATAATCCGTAATCATCTTTGAACTTTTTTGTAAAGTCATTAAGAGCATTTACTTCTTTTTCTACAAAATTCACATTGTCTATAATTTCAGGCTTTATTTTCATAGTAATTTCTTTGTAAAAATCATCTCGTATGATATGTTGATTTATTCTTAATCCTGTAGTCTTATAGCAAAAATATAGCATTATTTAAGTCCTTTATGTTTTTTCTTGGCAAAAATATTTTGACATAAAAGGGCTTAAATAAAGCATTATTGTCACATTAACAATGAAAATTTAAGAAGGAGAAAATATGTCTGTACGCGAGTATTTTGATACAAACTGTATATCCATACGAGCTTGGGCTAAAAAACATGGGATAAATCCTAGAACAGCATATATGGTGATAAACGAAGAACTTATCGGTTCTTGGGTAAGAAAAAATTCACCACAACTTGCTGTATATGAAGCTCTTCTTTTTGATGGAATAATCAAAAAAATACCTGAAAGACTAAAAAGAGCTAGTTGATGTATATAGAAACTAAGACTGCTGCTTTTGTTTTTGGTGTAAGTGATAGAGCCCTACAAATAGCGGTAAAACGTAACTCTGATCGCTACGAATACATAAAAATCAATGCAGGCACTAAAAGTCGTGGTGGTATAAAACTACTTTTCAAGGTAAGCATCGGCGAACTAAAAGTAGCACTAAAATCAAGAAAAATAGATGCGGATATAAACATATGGCAGCTAGAAGAAAACGAATGGGTAGTAAGTAAATTTGGTGATTTATTAGAAGGAGACAGTAATGAATATATCAGCGATACTAGAATTAACAGAACATTTGGAAAGCAATGGCTACAAGGTAGCAGTCTTTGCAGGCAATGGCAAGGTGAGTATAAGAGCAGTAAAGATCGGCAAGAAGACACTACAAAAGAGACAAGCCCCCAGCCAAAAAGCCATAAAGGTAGCATAAATGATGAAAAATATAATAAAACTAGCTATGAAACGCAAGAAGAGAGATTGGATAAAAGCAGCCAAAACAGCGCTATCACAGATATAAGAGCGCTAAAAGTTCATAAAGAAAAGGAAACTATAAATGATGAAAAAAATAAAGCAAATTTACAAGAGATACGAAACCCACATATATCTAGCGGCAAACGTGATAATGCTGATGATAGCGTGGATGAGTTTCAAGGCAATGATATGATTTTGCAAATCACCGGTCAAAACAAAAAAGCCGGTGAAATAAATCTATTTTCAATAAACAAAAAGCAAAAAGAGAAGATGAGAGAGCTAACTAGAATAGTCCTTGACTGGGAAGAAGCCAAAGATAAAGGCGTGAGTTGTGAAAAGTTTTGCCAAATGGTAGGAATAAGTAGAGCAAAACTTTTTAGAGCTCAAAAAGCATATAAAGAAAAAGGAGCTAAAGCTCTAGTAGATAAGCGAGGACTACATAAAAAAGATACTACAAAGCTAGAAAGTTGGATGCAAGAACTCGCCCTTGAAAAATACAGAGCTTACGCAGCTGGTGGGCTAAATTTGGAGCAGATAACTGAAGACTTGCACTTCGAGGCAAGTAAGCGTGGAATGATAGATTTTGCTTCATTTAACGCAGGAACTTTTACGCCACTTTTTACACCAGGTGTGGTGAAGCGCTTCTTTGACAAATACTTTGAAACTCATAAACTAGAGCAAATTTGCGCAACAAAAGGCTACGATAAGGCTAAAAGCTACTTCCAGCCATCTTTTGGTAGTCACAGAAAAGCAGTTACGCATAAAAATGAGAAATGGCAAATCGACTCAACTACTCTTGATGTATTTGTAAGAGACGATGAGACTATGGAAGCTTTCAGACCTGACGCATTGCAAATAATAGATATGTATAGTGGTAGAAAAGTCGCTGTCCTAACTAGACAAGGAAATAGCTTTGAGCTTGTGCGTTTGATATGGAAAGCGTTTGAAACTTTTGGAAAGCCTGAGTTTATAAAGGGCGATAACGGAAAAGACTATCTAAGTGAGCGTTTTCAAAGCTTGCTTGATGGACTTGGTATCAAATACGATAAAACCATAGCATACGCTGGAGAGAAAAAAGGCATGGTTGAAAGAAGCTTTGGAGTGATCCAAGGTGCTGGACTAAGCCACGTAAGTGGATATGTCGGAAACCTAGCTAAAAGACCGGCCATTGAAGAGAGCCTAGCAGAGAAGAAAGATCGCCACGCTAAAGATGAATATGGATATGATAAAGCCACAAATCACAAACATCTATACACTTTCTCACAGTTCAAAAAGATATATGAAACAGAGATTATGAAATGGGATCTAATGAGTGGAAGAAGAAGAAAAGGAAAAGCAAGTCCATTGCAAATTTGGAATAGCGATGAAACGCCTATAACAAGAGTTGCATACACTGAATATCTGCTTCATGCAGGAGTGGGATATGAAAGAAGTGTAAATAAAGAAGGCATATACCTAAATGGCTTCATATATACTAGCCAGAATCTTCCAAGCGTAAGAACCAAGGTAATAGTAAAAGAGAATATTGATGATATAAGCACTGTATTTGTGTATAGCATGGAAGGCGAATTTATTTGCATGGCCAAAGATAAAGAGCTTGCACCTCTTGCTATAGAGTCGCTAAGCCTAGTAACTGCAGCATTTAATAGAAGCAAGCGTAAAGTGAAGAAGCTAATAGAAAATGCAAGACTCAGCCAGTTCACAAAACGTGATGTTGAGTATGACTTTGAGATCATGAAGAAGGCTCATATAGATACCTTAAAAGTAGAAAATGAGATATTTGAGAGCGGAAGCGAAATAGCAAAAGCTGCTAAAGAAAGCTTAAAGATAGAAGTTTTTAAAAGTGCAAATGGGGACTACAATCGCTACAGTCTTATAGCCAAAAAAGAGTCTAAAAAAATAAAAGGATATGATGAAATGCTATCAGCTAAAAAAAGCGTTTAAAAAATGGCGTTAAACACGGTTTAAACAGTGTTTAAAAGGTTTTTTTAAATCTTTTCAAGAGTGTTTAAAGCTAGGTTTAGCCAGCCATGCTGATGCTAGTAAATTTAGGGCGTAAATATGCTTGAAACTCTAAACAAAACACATGATTTTTAACTTATTACTGTTATTTTTATGAAAATTTGAAATGGAATAATAAAAGATTATCCTATTCCAAATTTTCACAGGCTTTTGTAGCTTTGCTTTTATTTTTCGCTAGACCGCCAAGTCCTGCGACTTGTCTGTTGTCTAGCTCATCTACAAGATAAAAAGCCTTTTGTGAAAATTTTCCAAAATGGTTAAAAATATCCAAAAATAAAAAAGGACAAAAAATGCAAAATTTAAAAGAAAAAACACTAGAACACCTAGCAAATAGTGGGCTAAGCCAAAACATTTTTGCTAAACAAATCGGAGTTCATCCTTCATATTTGAGCAGCTATTTAAACGACGCTGAAGGTTTTAAGTACAAGGATAAAGTAGAAAAAACTTTGAGCTCGTATTTTGAGAATAGAATAGAGAAAAAAGAGCCTCACGCTTTAGAACTGCCTTTTATAAGCACTAAAGATGCAAAGAGTATATATAGCCTGATTGAATTTGCCATAGAAGATAGAGATATGGCGATCATCATAGGCGAAGCTGGAACAGGAAAGAGCAGGACTGTAAAAGAATTTAGCTCAAAACATCCTGAGGTGATACTGATAGAAGCTACTATAAACACAAACTCAAGAAGCTTGTTTGCTATCATCGCAAATGCTTTAAATTTGGCTCCTAATAAAAGCATAGATGAGACAATAAGAAGATGCGCAGAATACCTAAAAAGGGTCGAAAAGACTATCATCATAGATGAAAGTGAACACTTGCCTTACAGGGCTCTTGAAGGCATAAGAAGGCTTTATGACCTAAGCCAAAAAACGCCTCTGATTCTTGTAGGAACTAGAAAGCTATACTCAAACCTAACTGGTGGGAAAAATAGAAACCTTGAATATCAGCAATTAAGCAGCCGAGTTGGCGGCAAATTTCAAGCAAATGGGCTAGTGTATAGAGTAGAAAAAGAGAGTGGAAAAGTAGAGATAGTTGATACTGATCTAAGGAGAGTTTGTGAATGTTTTGGTGTCATAGATAGTTCTCTTATTAGTCTTATAGCAACTCTTAGTAGGGGCAATTTCAGAAAGACTGAAAAGCTTCTTAGGCGTAGCTTGCGACTAGCTGAGTTCAATGAATGTGAGATAAACGAAGAGATCATAAAAGAAGCTACAAAAATGCTACTTTTGTAAGTTTTTACAGCGGGCTTAATCAAGTCCGCGATAAAAACCTATATAAAGGAGAAAAAATGAAAAGAACAATGAGACTAGTATATGTAGCATCACCATACGCTAGTATAAGTGTTGCAAAAGATGAAAACCAAAGAAGACAATATGCTAAAAAGATCGCCATAAGGGAGTGCCAAAAGGTCATAGATGCTGGATATGAGCCTATCAGTCCAGTTCTAGCTTTTTGCGATGTATTTGATGAGGGTGATAGAGAGCGAGTAATGAATGCTTGCCTTGAGCTACTTGCAAACTGCTCATATATATACTATGCAAAAAGCGTCTATAGTAAAGATAGCGCCGGAATGAAGGCTGAAAAAAGATATGCTAGAGAGCTTGGTATCACTGAGCTCGAATTTGAATAAAAAGGAGGAGTGGTAATGCCGACTGTAGAAGTAACTACAGAAGTAGATATAGATATTCAAGACTATATCGAGCTTGATGATGTGATTGAATTTTTAAAAGATAACGAAAGTTGTTTTAGCAGCAGTGATTTTGCTAACATATTTAAGGTTTTGGGATTAAGTGGAGGATACGTTCACAAAGATAAAATAAGAGAATATTGCTTTGAGATGAGCGATGAAGAAGCGATGGAGTATATAAAATGGATAGAGCACTATCACGCTCTATCACAAGTATCATAAGGAGAAAAATATGTCAAGCATACATAAAAAGTTGGCTAATAAGCCTAAAAAAGATAAACAAAAAAGAAGAAAGGATAAAAAATGCTAGTAAAAATAGGAAAAAATGAGACAAAAATACACGATAAAAGCTTAGAGAGTGCAGTCGATGAGTTTGCTTATCTAAAACGCAAGATAAATAGCTTAAATGATGAGCTTAAAGCGTATAAGGATATCATTGTAAATAAGGCAAATGAGCTTTTAGAAAATAGCGACGCTCTTAGCATAGGCTTTGAAAGCATTAGTGGAAACAGACTCAAAGTAAGTCTAGGCTGGGATGTAAAAGTAAAAGATGCTGATACTTTAGCTCTGCTTTTAGGTGATAAATTTAGCCTGCTTGTAAAAGAAGAGAGAGTTTATAAGCCCGAAAAACGGCTAAAAGAGTTAGCCCTTGATGATGACGGGCTAAAAGAGTGCCTAGAGATAAAGGAAAAAGCACCAAGCATTAGCCTGATATAAGGTTTATAGAGTGGTTGGTTCTTTAGTGGTAACTTGTTTTGCCATTAAAAAACCTTAATTTAATCCGCTTTAGTCGGATGCCTAACTTTAGTATTTGGTTCTTTAGTGGCGACTTGTTGCCACGCTAAAAGAACATAGAAATAAAAAGGAGAAAAATGAAAAATTACAAAATATGTAAAAAATGTAAATGCGTGGCACCTGCTGTTTATAGCAGATGCCCAGCTTGTGGGTATAGGCTCTCTATTTTGGAGAATATCGCAAAAGACAATAAAAATAAAAAGGAGTAAAAAATGACAACTGAAAATGTAATGAAAGCTAAAGAGATAATAGCGGTGCTAGAAGCCTACATAAATGGCGAAGAGATAGAATTTTCGGGTGTTGATACTTATAGTTGGGTTGATATGACAATTCCAGAATGGAATTTTAAAAAATATAAATACCGCATAAAACCTATATTTAAAGAAGAAAAGATAGAACCTAAATTTAAAAAAGGCGATACAATCGTTCATAAAGAGCTTTGTGATGGAACACCACTGGATAGAGATAGTAATTTTCTTGTGGTGGACGATATAGATTTATCCAAAGAGAAATATAGAATATACAATAATGGGTTAGCTATCTTCGAGTTTTTTGATATTGAAGAGATAGATGAAGACTACTTAAATATCGATGATTGCCTTTTGTACTGGGAGTATTACGATGACAATTATGAAGCCTTCACAAAAACTGACCTTCGCTACGATAAAGAAGACTGTATTGATTACTTACACCGTACTACTTCATATTTAACCCCAACTCCTATCTATCAACTAGGTGCGAGATTAAAAAAAGGATCTTAAGATGTGCTATATGATGGAAAAAGCGATAGAAAAAGAAAAACGATTGTCAAATCTAGCTGAGATTTTAAATGATCTTGATGATATGATAGAAGATCTACAAGAAGCTATAGATGCAGAAGATAGTGATGAACTCTATGAGAGAGCTGAGACCTTGGTTGAATACTATGTAAAAATAAAAAATAAATTTGATTTAGACTAAACTAATTTACAAAGCTTTTAAATGCTATTTTTTAATTCGCAGGTGAGCTAAGCCCACCTTTGCGACAAACTTTAAAAAAGTTTGTTCAAACTAAAGTCCCCGTAAACGGGGTACCCCTAAATGCGTATTTAAAAGCTTGATAAAATAGTTTTAAAGGCAAAAAATGGAACTACTACCTAATCTAAAATCTAAGCTTGATAGATATACTCTTGGCATAGCACTAGCTAAGGCTGGACTAAAAGAGAGTTTGCATAGATTTATAAAAAGCGTGATATGCGAAGATGATAGGCTTATTATAGTCTTTAGCCACAACATGGCTAAATTTGAGTTCGAGCATAGTAAAGAGCAGTTTTTGATAGAAGCTAGAAAGTACTACAAAGCACACGCAAAAGAGTTCGAAGCCTTAAATTTCATCCCAAAACGCATTGAAGCAAAGGTGGAGTTCAAAGAAAAAGACGCTTTTAAATTTGATCCACTCTCAGCGCCAACGCAGAGAAATGAGCCAAAGAAAAAGGCAACGCCTAGCTTTGAAAACAGAGCCATAGACACGCAAATAAGAGCAGGTTTTGAGAGGATAAGAGAGGTTATTAAAAAACAGCACGATATGATATGCTAAAAATAAGGAAAAAAACATGACAAAAACAGACATTGAGGCACTAAAAAAAGACTATATCAAACTGATACAAACTCTAAAAACAAGTAAATTTCCAGATGACGATAGCCGCTATATGTATATGCAAGCAAATTTTGGAAAAACAAGTCTAAAAGATATGAATATAGATGAGCTTCGCACTATGCTTGATTTTTTAGGGGGAAGACTTTGGCACAGAAAAAAGAAAAATCCGAATGAAAAAGCCACTAAAAAACAGATAATAATGATGGGTGAGATTTGGAAAGAAGTAGCAAGAAATAAGACTGGTTTAGCATTAAGGAACTTTGTAGCTAGAGTTTGCAAAAGAAGTGCGCCTTTACACCTAGAGTATCTAAACAAAGAAGAAGCTAGTACGGTCATCATAGCCCTAAGGAGATGGAAAAATGCTGAGCAACAACGAGATATTTGACGAGTTTTTTGAGCAAGTGAAGTCTCGCACAAAAGAAGACATCCTAAGAGAATATGGTGGCTCAGCTATATACATACCAAGTTATAAGACTACTGCTAGAAACGATGAGATTGTTAGAGAATTTAAATATCTTTCTAGCATAGAAATAAATAAGCATAAGATTTATCGAGCCTTATCTTTTAAATTCGGACTATCTGTCTGTAGAATAAAAAAGATTTTAGAGAGTGTTTAGACACAAATATATTTCTGTGTCTAAATTTATACTACTATAATAAAGGTTGTTTTGTGTATTCGCCTTTGTAATTATCGCCACTAGATTTGTAACCAGAAAAACTTAATTAGGGCTTACGGTAATCATAAGACCGACATTGTTTACAAAGTATAAATGATATTTTATACCATTTCTGATTATGGTTTTATCTAATTTTCTAAAATCGCCACCACTATCAAGAAATCCAAAGTCTTTTATTATTTGCTTTCTCTCGTTTGGTGGCATTTTTGGATTTTCTATTGCCATTACTATTGCAACAATAGAAAAAAGCATATCAAATCCAGATTGTTCTGTTCCATCACTCCTTCCAAGATAAGTTATGCTAGTTAGTTTGTCGCCGTCTGTATCCAAATTAAAAGCAATATTGTTATTAACTGGGAAAGTAACAATATTACCATTTATTGTTTCATTTTCTATATCTAGCTGCAGATTATTTTCAAATTCTTGAATATTTATAAGATTATATTTGTTAACAAATTCAGCAGTCGTAACAGGTAAAAACTTTTTTTCACTTTTACTTCTGTCGTTTTTTGGAGTTTTAGTCGTAATCTCTTTTTTATCTGTTGTTTGAATTGTCTCGTTGGCGTTTGTCTTATTATTTGCATCGGTCATTATAACCATAACTATAATGATTAACCATAAAAAAGATAAAACTCTTGCTATTGTTGAATAACCCTTTTTTAGTGTAACCCAACTAAAAATAATAGGAAGCAATAAAATCCCTATAGCCAAAGCAGCACTAACTTTTCTTTGTTCTTCCATAACAAATCCTTTTAAAAAATTTGCAAATATTAACCAAATAAAAGTTATAATTTACTAAATTTTTAAACTTAAATTATAGTATTAAAATAAAAATTTATAGTCAATAATAAATACCTAAATTTAGTCTTTGTTACTTTAACGCTTTTAACACAAAATTTTCTAACTCTACTTTTATGTCTTTTATCAAATTTGACTCTACCTTTTTATTCTTGTCTATTGGCAGGAACGGTCTAGCTGGGATAATGCCATTTTTGCCCCTACCTGTACCGTTAGCTCCAAACTGATGAGCTAATCCGTATTTAAATCCATTTTTGCTTTGAGTGTTGTTACTTACTATTACACTATCATCGCTTACCCTCACCACCCAGTTATCTGCTAAATTGCCATCTCTTCTAAGTATTCTTCTACTGCCACCTACACCGTACTTTTTCAAAAAGCCTTTTTTATGTCGCTTCCCGCTTTTTATCGTACTGCCTTTTTTGCCACCTCTAATTTCAGAAAAAATGGTAGATGAGCTAAGTGGTTTCCAGCGCTCACCAAAAGGGCTAGTCTCTTTCTCAAAGCTATCTTCTATACTGTTTCTTGCCATCTCCCCTATGGTTCTAAGAGCCGGTTTTACATTTATTTCTAGTTTTGCAAGGTTTTCAAGCTTTTTTTCTATTTTCTCAAATCCGGTTACTTTTATACTCATTTGATAAATTTATCTCCTTGTGGTATAATAATATCAAAGATAGATAGTAAGGCTCAGCGGTAGAGCAACTCCACTTAGTGGTTTAGTGTCGCAGGTTCGATTCCTGCCTATCTATCTTATCTTAATATATTTTTCTTTATCCTTGTTTATTCTATCAACCTTACCTGCAGTAATCATATAATTTGTAAGACCAAATTTCTTTAACTTATAATTTAAATCTACAACTACTTTATTTATCTTACTACTATCTTTTTCATCTTCAAACCAAAAAATAATATTTTTATTTTTCATATCTACACTAACTGGTGTATTTTTATCATTTAAAACGCTAACTACTTTTTTAATCTCTTCTATGCGTAAATCTTGCCCATACCCACCTTTTCTATCTTCTCTAATATGCAAGATACAATGCTTATCACACGTTATACCCTCTTCTTGTATATCAATTCCTAAACTTTTAGCTTTGCTTGCTATATCTTTATTTAATCTACCTATCATAAATGCGTTTATAGGCGATTTTAAATTCTTTTTTACAAGTAACTCATCTACAGCATTATTAAGCCCACGCTGCCAAACATATAGATCTCTTTGAGGGTTAAAATCTTTAGTTTTAGCTAGGACATTATTAACAAATATCTTTGAAGTAGCACTATCTGCTTTGCTAAATTTACCTATCTTTTGCTCGTAAATTTGCTCTATTTTATTAAATTTGCCTGGATTATAAGCAAAGTCTTTTTCTGCTACATTTTTAAGCATAGAGCTATCAGCTAGTGGCGTAAGCCCTTTACGCTCTATTTCTGCTTTAGTAAGGACTTGAACTTTACATCTACAATTCCAGCCATTTGGTGGATAGTTTGTATCCCAAAAAGGATCATCCTTTGGTAGCACTGTGCCATGAAGCTTTGCGTGAGCTGGTCTAGTTCTTTGATCTAGCACAGCTGTGTACCTAAAATACTCTCCAAGGCTTTGCATCCCAGACTCATATCTAGCTTTAGCGTAAGCAGTTCGCATATTTGTGTTGTAGATAGTTTTGAGTCTTTTGCTGCCTACATAAATCTCTTTTTGCTCTGCAGTTTTTGGATTTTGGACTATGGTATTTCCAAACCAGCCTTTCTTTTGAAGCGTAGGTTTTAAACTATCTTTCCACTCGTTAAATTTCACTCCATTTTTAAATGCGTCTTCCAAACTTGATTTAACATCATTTAAAAGATCAATTCTTGTGATTTTTGCTACTGTAAAAGTGCGAATATGCGCATCATGCATAATCTCATCATAGTCAAAGTGTAGCTCACTTTTTTTGTTTTTCAAATGCTCAAGAGCAGCACTTGGCTCTTGCCAAAACGATATACTACTCTTCATAGCCCACCATCTGCGCATTTGATATGGACCTAAACATCAAATCCTCTAAAGTCTCAAGCGGATAATCATCATAAAGCTCAGCAAACTTCTCAAAAGCTTCTTCGTAAGTGTCACATTTGCTAAGAATGTCATTTATGGCAAACTCTAGCTCTTTGTCAGATTTCGCAAGTTCTATTTCTAAAGCTGGGTCATTTGTGGCTAAGTCAAATTTGTCTATGTTTTTTGGCTTGGCTTTTTCGGTTTTAAACGCAAAATAATCACTCTTTAAATGCTGTTTATTTGGCATTTGAACATTTAAATTTGGCGTATAGCTTTCATCTATATCAAGATTATAGTTCTCTTTGATATAATCATTTGTAGGTTTAAAACCCATCTCATAAAGTATCTTATCTCTGCTAGCTAGTTCAGCATTTGGGCTTTTATCAAAAAGTCTTGCAATTATATCTATCTCGATGCCATTTACCTCTTTGAAAAACTTTATAGCGCGATTTAAAACAAAGAGAAGTATCTTCTCATCATTTGCTGCAAGGTCGCTTCTGATCTCATTGTGCGTTTTACTCGCTGCGTAGCTTCCTTTATTATCTATATTACTGGTTAAATTTGCTCCAAGCATAACTTTACTGATTTGGTTGTCACAGTAGTCTATTATCTTTTCAAATCCAGCATCTTTGCTTGGCTGAATAAGTTCTATGCTCTCTTCAGGGTTGATGACTGCAGTATCGCCATTTAACATATCATATACTTGATCTGCCATCTGTTCTATTTCAGCATCTGTTTTTGCTATAGCCCATGGACTACCAAATTTTTCTAAAAACTCAGCCCAAAAACGCAAGCTTGCATTTTTTAATTTGATTGGAAAATATAGCTTCTTAAACAGTGCGTCGCCATATTTTTTGCTGAAATTTGCTCTATTTAAAGCATAGATTACTTTATACTCAGGTATGCTTATCTCAGCTCCACCACCTTTGTAAAGAAGTTCACCGCTATTTGAAAATTTAAAATCTCGAAAATCTCTTTGAACCAGTAGAGGATAAACATATTTTTCTTTTTGTTTCCAGTTTACTTCAAAAACGTTAAGTCCGTAAAGATATGTTTCGAGTATTTGTGAAATGATATCTGCATTAAAGCAGCTCTCAAGAGTAGCTTTGATATCATCATCATCGCAAATTATGGCAAGTGCCTTTTTCTCGGTCACTGCCTTCCTACTCACATCGCATTGAGTAAAAGTAAGATCTTTGGTAATAAGCTCTATATCATCATCACTAATACTTTCTGGTGAGCTTTGAAGTAAGAGATTTAGCAGCGTATTGTTTGCTAGCTTTGTCTGCTTTTTGCGTGTATTATCAGAAGTGGTATCTTTTTTAAATTTAAATAGATCTTTAAACATTATTCGCTCCAAATTTTATGTTTTACCCTATGGGTTTTTATTTTTTTTCTTTTAACTCCACCGCGTTTTATAAGAGCGTAAGCTCCAGCAAGTGAGTCTGGCGCATCATCGTGTTTGCCTTCGGGATATTCTATGAGCTGTTCTATAAGCAAACCTGCATCATTTCCAAAGAGCAACTCTTCGTTTTCAATAGGAAGCTCAAGAGTTTCTATTCGTTCGCCTTTATTCTTGTGATTATTTACTCCACGAAGCGGTAGATACATATTTTTATCAAATGCAGCTTCAAGTAGCCAAGCTTTTAGAAAGAACTGTCCACCATTTGTTTCAATGGCCACTAAACGACACTTAAACTGGGTTTGAAGCTCAAGCACAGTCTTGATAATGGCTTTTGCTCCAAGATTTTTTACCACGCTTTTTAAGACGTAACATTTTCTTTCGCCTTTATTTGTGCCAAGCACAGTAATTGCAGTAAAATCGCTTTTCTTTCCATTACCTGCTGGATCTACGTACATTACCCTGTAATCAGTACGTGGTTCGCCGTGATAATATTTGATTTTATCAAGAGTAAATTTTTGCTGTTCGCTTAGGGGTGCGTTCATCTGTTCTTTGTTAAATGCTCGCAAATTTTCAGCACGTTTTCTCATAAGAGCGTCTATAGGTAATGCTTCTTTCCATAAAACGACACTTCCAAAATCCATTATTTCTTTTTGCAAATGATAAAACTTTGTAGCTGCTTCTAGTCCATCTTTTTTGTATATCTCGCAGTACTCATCCCAAAGATCCATTCTATCAGGAAACTGCACTATACTTGCAAAACGTTTTACATTCCAGTAACTAAGCCTTAGCTTTCTAGCAAGCACACTATCGCTATGTAAAACGGTCCCTATGTAAATTACGAGCAAAGAACCATCAACGCTTCCGAGATTTAGTACAGCCTCATCAAGCCAGTCTTCGAGTTTATCTCTTTGATCTTTGCTTCTAACATTCGTATCATTTTCAAGATCGTCGATGATAACAACATCAGGTCTATATGCGCCATAACTCACACCACGCAGTCTCTTTCCACTACCAAAAGCTTTTAGTTTTATGCCATTTTTTGTAACAAACTCTCCAACTTTCCAGTTTTTAGTTACTCCGCAAATCTCAGGAAAGTCTGCTTGTAAATTTGGATTGTCTTCAAGCTCGACTTTGATGGCTTCAAGATTGCCCTCAACAAGCTCGACCGCGTCTGAAATTTCAACGATAAATTTTTTCAGCCCAAAGGCGATTAGCCAAATAGGAAAAATCTTTGAAGTATAGGTTGTTTTTGCATGACCTCTTGGTGCTGCATAAGCATTCTTGCTTCCTCTGCTTTCATTTATAAATTTCACAAAATCACTTGAAAGCTCTTTGTGTAATGAACACTCCCCGCCAATAGTAAAATAATGTGGAAAATATGTCTTTGCAAAATACCCAAAATCCTGCCTAGCTTTAGCTTTTCTCTCATCTTTTTTTGCTGGATCTAATAAAGTGTCTTTTTTGATTTGGTCTCTTAATTCATTACCTAAATCCTTTAACCACTCTTTAAATTCATTTCTAGTGATTAGTTCAAGTTCGTTTTTATTCGCATTTGGATAGCTATTTGCAATGCCATCTTTAAAGGCTTCTAACTCATCTTTTGTAAAAAGAGACATTATTCCAACTCTTCTATTGCTTTTATGAATTTATCAGTTTGGGCGAGTTTTAAAAGCTCATTTAGACACTCTTTTTCGGCTTTGTTTTGAAAATGAGAGACCACTATAGTTACAACTTTTTTTGCTATAGCAAGCTTATAGCTAGTTGGATCTTCAAAACTTGCTATTTTTTTCATCTTTGAAAAGCTGTCTCCTACCTTGCTGAGCGCCACTGCTTTTTCGCTAGCCTTAAGGTCACTTTCTCTGATTTCACGCACAGCAGCATACATCTGCTCGATGAAGTTTTGATATATATTGCTTCCATCGTTTTTAGCCTCAGCAATAAGCCTAGTGGCTTTTGTCTCATCCCAGTCTCCACTTGCCGACTTGTAATTTTTTATGGTTTTTTCTGTTTTTCCTAAAATTTCAGCTATTTTTGCTATAGAAAAGCCTTTGATGTATAGCTCACGCGCTAGCTCTTTTGTGCTACTTCTATCCATTTTATCTCCTTTTAGCGTGACAACAAAACCAGCGAATGCGACCCCGAAGGGGTGGTTTCTGTGAAGTTGCCACTAAAGGAGCAAACACTAAAGTCCGTGAGCTAAAGCTCACACATCTGTTTTTTATCTTAGCCATTTATTTTGCTCCAGTCTGTTTTTGTATTATTTTTCTTGAATGCTCTTTGTATAATGATGGGCTTATCTATATCTTGTCTTTGCTCTTCTATGGGTAGTTTTTTGTTTGCCATTTTTAGCAGTAGCTCTTCGGCACGCTTTATTTTCTCTTCAAAACTTGCTTTTGGAAAGTTCTGCCGTTTTTTTAGTTCAACTATGGTTAAATCTACGCATATATCTTTTAGCAATCTTGTTGGACTTTGCGGAAGCAGTATATATGAAGCAATGAAACTAACTGCGTCGCTATTTGCATCTTCAATCACTCTCTCATCCATAGTAAATTTACCTTCTAAATCACTAAGCTCTATTAATTCGCTGGTGCTTATTTCTGAGATTAAATCTTGCAAAGTTATCAGTTTCATTTGCTCACTCCATTTATTGCTATTTATTTGCGTTTAAAAGCCTTTTAAAATCGTTTAAAACCTTTTGATAAGGTCATAAATCATTTTAAAGATAAAACGGCTTTAAAAGCCGTTTTTGATAAAAAATTATAATTAATCTTCAAATCCTATCTTTTTAATAGCAGTCGGACGAACACAAACTGGAAGTCCTCTACTTTCAGAAACAATGCTATATCCTCTACCATCACTCAGTTTTTCTGGCTGAGCAGAGAAGTAAAGACTTGGGGCTGACCCTAGTGCTTCTATATGATTTGCACGAGTATAGAAGAGCTCAAACATATCAGGTACATTTGGCACTGCTATACCAGTATCACCTGAAAGGAAGTCTTTTATAGCCCCATTTGTATTTGTGTATTTTGCAACATAAGGCAATATCTCTACACCGCAAACCTCAATGGCCCTAAGGTTTGAAACTCTCTTATAAATTGCAAGCCCAGTTTTAAATAAATTTGCTTTTTCTGCTTTGCTTGCAAGCTTTGCAAAAAGCGAGTTTGAAACAAGTAGTCTATAATTTGCAGATACTCCTACATCCTCGCTAATAGCGTCTTCTATCTCGCCAAGAGTCTCAATAAAAGTTTTTGAGCTGTTAAACTTAATTGGCTCATCTGTGGTAGCAAATTCAAACAGAGCCTTTCCGCCTCCATCAAGCACCTTGCCAAAAAGTGCACCCAAAGCCATAAACTCATATGTAGTATCAAAACTAGCCCTATGCTCAGTATGGATAGCAGCTATGAGTTTAGCTACGCTTTCTATTTGATTATCGATGCTATTTAGCGTTTTTAGCTCATTTACTTCAGCCGCATTTATAGTGCCTTTTAGTGGGAATCTAGGAATACCAGCTTTTATGACGAACACATCACCACTATCAGTTAGGGTATGCTCTGCGTTTTTACTTACGGCACTAAGCACCAGACCTGAGCCTTTTTTGATTTTGATATCAACGCTATCACTTAGACTTGGCGTTTTCTTTGTAAAATAATTGTCCATCACAAAGTGAGGAGCTGGTTTGATTTGACTGATGATCTTTGTCATCGCATCTGTTTTGAATTTTGAAAAAGGCATTTATTCTCTCCTTATAGAATGATTAAATTTTGTTTAAGTGCTGCGAATTTTGTCTCATCATCACAAGTAGTCTTCACTACTCCGCAGACTAAAACAGAATAATTTCCACTAACACTCGCTTCTAGCTCATTAAATACGCCTAAAAGTGTGTTTTCTATGATTTCCCAGTTTTCATCTGTAGATCTGCTCGGTGCTGCACTAGTTTCTTTTAGCGCTTTGTAAATTTGACCTTGTTTTATGACGTATTCGCCGCTCTTGAAAGTTCCTGAAGTGTGAGGTTTGCATACTTTATAGTTTTTGCCATTGCTTGTAAAAAGCAAAGTTCCACTGATTATAGGCTCACTAATCTCTACGGTTGCAGATTTTGTAAGCAGTTCTTTTTTGATTGCATCACTGATGATATGTGGGCGAATAGTTACGCCACTAGCCTCTGTATATGCCATATTATTCTCCTAATGCCATTTTTACAACGTCTATTCCACTAGTTGGTTGATTTTTGTTTGCAAACATATTGTTCGCACCTACATTTGCTAATGTTGCACCAGATTTGAGATACTCTTCAAATCCGGCTGGATCTTTTTTGCAATACGATAGAGCCCAATCTTTTTGTAGTAGCGAAATTTGAGAATTCGCAATCGCTGCTTCTACTTTGCTGTTTGCTATGAGCTCATCTTTTGCTTTGCTGTTTGCAATTAGCTCATCTCTTTCTTTTTTAAGCTTTGATATCTCTTCATCTTTCGCTGCCAAAGATTCTTGATACTCTTTTTCAGTCATTTTTTCTCCTTTTAAATTTGTGTTGCACTTCCAAATTTTTGCCACAACTTCATTCGAGTTTTCTTTTGCAAAAATTTTGTTTGCCACAACCTCTCCTAGCTCGTCAAGAAAAGGCGTGTTTGTTAAGCTTGCAGAGTGCAGAGTCGCCCCTTGATAAGCACCAGTTTTTTCATTGATCGCACCAAAATTAAACACCGGACTAATGTATTTATACTCGCCGTTTTTGATGAACTCAGCAGCTTTTGTCGTCCATTCTACTTTGCCCATCAAAGAACCATCATCGCCAATATAAAGCTCTTTTATCCAGCCACTAGCCGGAGCTACTTGACCACTAAGCGTTTGATGTTCATAGTCGATTACCAGATCAACTTGACGCTTATCAAAATTGATCTTCATCTTCTCTATATCAGCACTAGTGATCTCAAAGCTTCCGTTTCTATGACCTTGCCAAGAGCCTACAACTGCGAGCTTAATGACGTTTGGAGTATCGCTTTTTAAAGCGAATAAGACACTCGATTTAATCATCTTTTGCCTTTTTCTAAAAATTGCATTTCCTCAGCCGTAAGCTCATCACAAAGATTTGCATGAATCTCTTGCATCCCAACTTTTATTGTCCTTGAAAAAATAGCTAGATATCCATAGTCGCTGATACCCTCAAACTCACTTTTAAGCTCGGCGAGTTCACAACCGTAGCCTAAAGGTGGAACGTAATCCAAAATAGCTTTATCACAGCGCTCTATGAGATCAAAAAGCTCATATTTGCTCTTTTGTCTATATTTCGCGTCTTTGTTTGATGTTTTTGTAATGAAATAAACTTTAAATGTCGCAGTCTTTTCTATGCGGTTGTCGTATTTTTCACTATCAAAACCTACGAGAATTTGTGGAACGACGCTAATACATTTTTCAAAGCTTTCTATATCTTCAAGCTCCCCCATATATGGCCCTGTTTGCGTGTCTGATTTTTCAAAAATTAAATTTATAATTCCTTCTTCTAATTCTCTAAGCACTATACCTCCTTCTTCGTCGCATTTTAAAAGTTTTTCTTGTCAAAATCTAGTAAAAACTTTTTAAAAATATTTTTAAAATTTTTTTCAAAAATATTTTCATTGATTGTGACTCATTAAATGCGTAAAATGCACTCAACATTTGAAAAAAAGGAGCTGTATGACGCATAAAACTTTCATATTTACATTTATGGCTATAGTGTTCAGTGCTTGTGTATATTATGTTTATTCTTTATTTTTAGATTTAAAAAAAGATTTAAATATCGCACAAAAACAGCTCACCATAAAAACCTATGAAAACTCTATTTGCACTGCAAATCTTGATAAGCAAAACAAAGCCATAGAAAGTTTAAGGGCTGAAGTAAAAATAGGCAAAGCAGTAAAAGAGAAGATAGAGGTTATAAAAACGATAAAGGTAAAAGATGAAACGTGCGAAGCTAAACTTTTTGTTTATGAGCGTCTTTTTGATAGTAGTTTTTAGTGGCTGCGGCTCTAAAACCGAGACTATAACTATCTATAAAGATGTCTTTGTGCCAGTAGCTTGCAGGGCTACTATGCCAGTAAAGCCAAAAAATGATGGAAGCTTTGAAGCAAAAAAAGAGCTTATGAGCTATTTTTTAGAGTGTGAGAGCCTACTTAAAGGTTGCATAAATGCAAACAATAATTAGAAATGTAAAAAAAGCATATAAGATAACCATTCTAAGAATAGCTCTGTTTTTTGTGCCATTTTTTATATATTTACTAATTCATTAAGGGGCGATGATGGATTTTTTAGATCGTGTTGGTGTTTATGCTTATGTCATTGCCCTTGGATTTATCGGTGGTGTGCTAAGTCTTTTTAGTAAGAAAAAGCTAAATGAGTGCGAAAAAAGGAAGTTTTGCTTTTTTGGAACCTTCTTACTCGGTGTGGCGACTTCTATTTTTGCTGGGTATATTGGATTTGAGATAGCAAATTTTATCTTTGAAAATGAAAAAATCAGTTTAGCAATTAGTTGCATTTGTGCTTGGGCTGGAACAGATGGACTACTTAGACTAGAAACTGGTGCTATTGAATTTTTAAGTAGAAAAATGGAGAGAAGATGAACGAGCTAGGTATCATCAGTGAGGTAAGTGGAGCAAGAGCAAGAGTAGCTATTGGTTCAATGGTTACAGATTTTTTACCGGTATTTCAAGCCGGGGCTAATAGCTTTAAGACTACTTGGGAGCCTTTAGTTGTTGGTGAGCAGTGCATTGTGCTGCCAATCCGCGGTGAGCTCAACTCAGGCGTTATTATTCGCGGTATTGAGACTAGCTCAAATCCGGCGCCTAGCATCGATGAGAATGTGCAAATGACTAAATTTTGTGATGGCACTGTAATCAGCTATGACGTAAATTCCAGTACCCTAAGCATAAGTAGCCCAAAGACTATAAATATCACTTGTGATAGTGCAAACCTAAATGCCAAAAGTGTAAATGTAAAAGCTAATGATACAACAGTTACAAGCCCTAGCATAAATCTAATAGGCAACACTACTATACAAGGCGGAATAAGCACAAGCGGAAGCGGTGGCGGAGCTGGAAGCATAAGTATGAATGGAACCCTAAGCTTAACTGGCGATCTGATAGTAGGCGGAAATATAAGCGATAGCAGAGGCGATCTAACAGGACATAGTCATAGTGACAGCGATGGATACACTTCAAATCCAAGGTAGAAATAAAATGAAATACTTAGTTGATATAGAAAATAGCATAAAAGATATCTTACAGACTCCACTAGGATCACGTGTAATGTTGCCAGAATACGGCTCAAGACTATATGAGCTAATAGATAAAAAAATAGATGATGAGTTTCGTGCAAATCTAAGCTGGTATGTCATTGAAGCTGTTGAAAAATGGGAAAAACGCATAAAGATAGATGAAGTAAAGCTAGTAAGTCTAGATAGTCACAAGCTAAAAATCAAGCTAGTCTTAACTAGCACTGAAGAGCTAAGCTTAAATTTGGAGATAGCATAATGACTAAATTTATAAACTTTGCAGATTAAAGGGATTATATATGGCACTAAATTTAGAAAAATTGCCCTTTGCGCCTATCATTGAAGAGCTAAGTTTTGATGAACTTTTAAACGCCGTTAAAAGCCTTTTTAAAGAGCGTTTAAATGATGAGCAAATAAAGCTTTTAGAAAGCGATGAGTTTAGTGCAGTGCTTGAGACTTTAGCCTACCGCGAAATGCTTTTAAGAGCTAGGATGAATGCTAGTATAAAGGCTTGTTTATTGCCTTATGCTAGTGGCGATGACCTTGATAATGTGGTTGCCATTTATGGCATTGAGCGCCTTAGGGGCGAATATCCAAAGGCGAATGCCCAGTTTAGCCTCTCTATGGCAAGAAACACAGATATCACTATCCCTGCTAGAACTATTTTAAATGACGGAGAAAACAATAAAGCAATCTTAGCAAAAAGTGTAGTTTTAAAAGCTGGTGAGCTAAAAGCAAATGGGGAGATAGTGCTTCAGACCTATACAAAAACAAGTGATAAGAAGTGTGAATACATTGAGACGCCACTTCCATACGTCCTAAAAGCAAAACAGACTTCAACTTTTAGCGGGGGAGCTGATCCTGAGAGCGATGAAGCATTTAGGGCTAGAGCAGTTTTATCGCTTGATCGCTTTTCAACTGCTGGAGCAGCAAAAGCATATAAATTTCACGCCCTAAGTGCTAGTGCAAAGGTAATTGATGTAAGCGTGATAAATGGTGGGGCTGGAGTTGTAAAAATATATTTGCAAAGCAGTGATGACTCTGATATAGCTAGCGAAATCTCAAGCTATATAAACGCTGATGAGAGAAGACCACTAACTGATAACGTAGTTTCTAGCATGGCAAAAAATATCAAAGTGCTCATAAAAGCCGACATTGAGCTAACTGACATGTTAAATCAAAATCTAGTAGATGAGAGTATTAAAAATGGCACAAACAGGCTAAAAATCGGCGAAGATCTAAATCTAAGCTATATCTATTCAAGACTTCATCAAACTGGAGTTTATAGGGCGACTATCAAAGAGCTAGTGGTAGGTGAGCTAAAACAGACTTTGGTAAGCGATGTCCTAGCTGGAGTTGATAGCTTTATAAGTTTTGAGTTTGAACTTGCGTATAAGGAAGCGGTGCTATGATGCTAACTTATTTTAATTTCGCAGGTCAGCAAAGCCGACCTTTACGACAAACTTTAAAAAAGTTTGAACAAACTAGAGTCCGCGGGGTGCCCCTATGACTCTTTTACCAGCGCACAAAGACGAAATTTATAAAAAGCTCGATGAGCTATTTGGAGCTAGGCTTGATGAGTTTGATGTGAGTCTAATTGCTACAAATCCTGATCTAATACCAGCAAAGCTTTTGCCACACCTCGTAGCTAGCTTTGATATAGAGACAAATGGCATAGGGGTACCCCACGACAGTGGGGCTTTAGTAGAGCGTGGAGCTAGTGGCTCTGCTACTAGCGACAATACGCAATATTCAAGCATAAGAAAGCTCATCAAAAATGCTTTCATCATAAAAAAAGGCACAGTAGAGAGCATAAAAGTAGCTCTAAAAAGCTTTTTTGCAGGGGCTAGCATCGAGGAGTGGTATCAGTATGGTGGAGAGCCATATTTTTTTCGTGTCAAAGTTTTGCTTGATGGAGTGAGCTTTGATAGCTGGGATAAGCTTGAGGCGATCGTAAGCACGTATAAAAATGTTCGCTCAGTATTAGATCGTATCAGTATAGAGCTAGAATGCAAAAAGGCAGTTTGTCAAATGGGTGGTTACTCTATTAGTGGCGAGAGCTTAGAAATTTATCCGTACCAAACGCCAAGCATTGAGTCTAGCGGCACTCATTTTATAGGAGCTAAAGCCTCACTTCATGAGTGGATAAATATAAATTTAGAGATAAGGAACTTAGATGAGTAATTATTATACCATAGTCACAGACAGGGGCAAAAACAGTCTTATAAAGGCACTAGCCAACCGCCAGAGTATAAATTTAAGCTCTATGGGCGTAGGAGATGGTGCAAGCCCACTTGATGCAAGCTGGGAGACTTTGCCTGATGAAAGGTATAAATTCAACATTTCAGCAGTCTACCCGCAAGAAAACGATCCAAATACGCTCATTTGCGAAGGAGTTATAACGGCTGATGTTGGTGGATTTACGATAAGGCAAATCGGAGTATATGATGATGCTGGGGTGCTTTTTGCTATAGCGCAAATTCCTGATACGACTAAGCCACTACTTGCCCAGGGTGCTAGTAAAGATATGATGATACGCTTTTACCTAGCAGTTTCAGATGCAAGTAGCATAAACATCAAAGTTGATAACAGCGTAGTACTAGCTACAAGAAGCTGGGCTGAAAGCCTAATCAAGAAAAAAGAGGACAAAGGCGTAGCAAAAACACTTGATGACGCCCTTAAGCTCGAGATAGCTGGTAACTATCTTCTAAAAACTGAAGTCGCAACCGATAGCGACAAGCTTGATGGGCTTCATGGCAATGAGTATCATCAAAGAAACTCAGCAAATCCCAGCAAGGTAACATCTGTAACTGGAAATATAGTAGATTTAAGTCAAGGAGATAACTTCACAGTATCTCTTAATACTGCTGGTATGCTGACACTCACAAACCCAAGCGTGGGTCAAAGTGGTGTTTTGATAATAAGTAATGCTACAAATATCAGTGGCTTTAGCGCAAATATACAGTTTCGCATAGTGCCAACTGGACTAAATAATACTGAAACATTTGCCTACTTCGTACAAAGCGAAGACGTCATCAAAATGGGGCGTGTGTGATGAGGCATATGCTTTTAGGTAGTAGCAAAAAGAAGAAAGTTATTACAACACAACAAAAAAGTATCACTGGTCATGGTTTTATGTTTGACACTTTTACTAGTAGCATTCCAGCAGGAACTATATGTAGAGTTACTCGCACAAATTTGGGGCACACGCGTACTATTACGACCACTGCGCCTTTAAATAAATCAATATCTTATCCTAGTGGTGGTCCTAGTGATAATGAGGATGTTCTTATGAAAATATATATAAATGGAATACTAATTTATGGCGGACTTGGAAGTTATGGATGGGGTGATGCTAATGCCAGGTACATAATTACATATGATCAAAAAATAGTAAATGAAATAGAGGAATAAAAATAAAATGAAACAAAGATTTATGGGGGGGGGGATGGCAAGAATTCCTAAGCTTCTTTTGGGAGTACTTGCTATGACGTATATGCTAATGGCTGGTGAAGATATAAAGCTTCCTAAAGAAGATGTGATAAATAGGATTGATCATTGCGCTGCTTGGTATGATAAATATGTTGGCACTGGTGGAGTGCATATTTTTAACATGAGACGCATAGCTGGGACTTATGACTATGAGTGCGAGTTTCAGAAACGACTTAGCCCTGGTGGAAGTTATCTTAGTAGCTGGACTCAAACTCGCGTAGTAAGCTCAGAAAAGGTTATATTAAACCCTATTACAAAACCTAAATATAGCTCGTGTGGCTATACAGTAGATCTTAAAAAAGGAACGCTTAGCCTATATGCTTGGTATGACTACTATGGCGGTCATACTACTAGCTGGACTATAAGCTTATTTTAGAAAGGAGAAAAAGATGAAACTATACGACATAAAAGGGAAGCAAATTGTAGAGCTTGAGTATATCTCAAACTCAGAAGGTACGTTTTATATTAGTGGGCTTAGCTCATCAAAGCTTAAAAGCTACGGGTATAAAAAGGTGGTTGAAGATGACTATCCACAAAACGATGACCCATATAAAGAGGTGGTAAGCAGTGGAGCCATAGAAGAAGACGTGTATCATATCAGCTATAGCATAGTAGATAAACCAGCTGAGGTTGTAGCAGCTATCAAATACGAAGAGTGGAAAAAGGATAGAGAGACAAAAGTAGCAAACATAGAAGTGAGCCTTGATAACTGCAAAGGGCTTGATGGCTCTATGGAAAGTGGCGTCATTTTTCAAGGAGATGAAACTAGCCAAAACCGCCTAGGCAGGGCTATTTCTGCATCTAGTATAGCTGGAGTTGGTAGCACTCTTTGGACTGCAAAAAACAATAAAGTCTATGAGCTAAGCGTTGCTCAACTAGGAGAGATACTACTAAAAGCAGGACAGGCTCAAACTGCTATTTGGAATGAAAACAAACCAACTAAAGGAGATATATGATAGAAATCCGCCGTCCAGTTTTAAAACCATACTCAAAAGATAGATTTGTAGTGGTTAGAAGCTATCAAACTGATGTGCCTTTAAGTGGCGATGAAATTCACACCATAAAGATACCAGCTGGGTATATGACAAATGGAGCTGATATACCTAGAGTGTTTTGGTCTATCTTCCCACCAAATAGCCCCGAGTATCTCTCAGCGGTGGTAGTTCATGACTTTTTGTGTGATAGAGCTAGAAAAAAAGAAGATTTTAGACAAGCTGATGAGATTTTCTATGAGATGATGATAGCCCTTGAAGTATCTAAATGGAAATGTAGAGTTTTTTACCTAGCTTGTAGGGCTTATCATAAAATAAAGGAGCTAAGATGGTATTGAATGACAATTGTGTGAGCTTTAGCTCACGGACTTTAGTGCGTTTCCAAAACCAGCGAATGCGACCCCTTTAGGGGTGGTTTCTGTGAAAGTGCCAAACTTTGGTCGCAAAGGTGGGCTTTGCTCACCTGCGAAGTAATAAATAGGAGCTAAGATGATATTTTACACCCCATATAGTGATCAAACAAGCATTCCACCAAAGCAGATAGAAATAAATAAAAATCTAAGCGGCGATGAGATACTTTCTCTGATAAATAAGGCTCTAGCTACTCCAAATGAGAGCATCAAGTCAAATTTAGCCAAAATAGAGCTTTTAGAAAACGTAGTAAGAACGTTGCAAAATACAGATCTATCCCCACTTCAAAAAGAGATAAATAGCTTAAAGACGCAGATAGATGGACTATCGGGTGGCAATATAGATAAAAGATCTATAGTCGACATAATTTATAAAACTTTACTTACAAACAAGCTCATCTCTTTTGATTTTGAAGCGTGGAAAAAGAGTTTTACTGTTATAGAGCCTCTTGCTATTTCAAATCAGATCGTAATGACACTCACTCAAGGAGGAGACTACGGTCACGCTCTAGCTCAGGTTAAATTTTATGATAAAAACAACGCGCTACTTAAAAACGTGGTCACTTCAAAAGTCGATGAGCAAAACAGATACTATATAGCAGTATTTGATCTACTTAGAGGTGAAGAAAAAATAGCCACTTTTAGGATGCAAGTAAGCAACTACTACGACTCATACTACAAAGTTTGGCACGCTCTATCACTTGAAAACGAAGAGTACTCTTCGTCTAGCCACTATCTTCTTGGATCTGTTAGCACAGCTACGCTTACATTTACGCTGGAGTTTTTGAAAGAAGGTGAGCGGATACCAAAAATGACTTTTTTGCCTGGAGTGAGTGGTAGGTACTCAAGCAAGATAGTAGTTCAAAGAGATGGTGTTGACTTATTTAATAGGTCCGGTCTGTCTTATAGTACGCTTTGTGAGGTGGTCCTTGAGATTACACCTGAGGAGATACAAGAGCAAATAGATGCAAAATATGCATCTTGTTTACCAAATAAAGGAGAATGATATGGCAGCACAATATGGTGTAAATGTAACGATTTTAGCACAGGCGGCTCGTCCTATAACAGTGCAAAGCACTACATATATAGGAATAGCCTCAAACATAAAAGGTCTTGAAAAAGCAAAGATCTATGAAAAAGCTGGATACTCTGAAACTGAAGAGTGGCCGCTACTTGGTTTTTCAAATGCTAGTGAAGCAAAAGAGTTTATAGAAGCGCTTTTAAAAGAAAACTCTATCCAAGATAAAAGACTTCTTGATACTCTTTTATGTATCGAAAATCAAGGCGTGGTGGGCGTAATAATCCTAAGCTTTTTTGGCGAGAGTGAAGATAGTGATGAAACTCTAGTAAATTGCGCTAAGGCTATAACTGACTTTAAAAAGGCTCAGCATAAAACTGGCTATAAGCCTGATATTTTGATAGCTCCATACTATAGCCATGAAGCTGGGATAAAATCAGCGCTTGAAAGCACTGCAACTGCTATGAATATAATAGCAGTAACTGATCTTTTTGCATCAAATGCAGGAGAGGCACTAAATGCTATCAAGTCTTACTCAAGTCGCAGACTTATTGCTTGTTGGCCGTTTGTGCAAATTCTTAGCTCTACTGGATACAAATACGTCCCACAAAGCCCAATAATCGCAGGAATGATAGCAAAGACTGATGGTGGAAGCGAATATGGCTTTAGCGATAGCTACTCAAATAGAGTCATGCTAGGAGTTACTGGAATGGAGCATTTCGTAGAATACGAGCCAGGAATTGACTGCGATGCTGATAGACTTAGATCATCTCACATCAGCACGGTTATAAACTATAGCGGTTTTAGAAGCTGGGGTGGTGAGACAACAGACACTGATAGCATCTGGCAAGATTTAGCAAGAGTTAGGATATTTGATAGGATAAGCAAGGCTTGCCAAGATGGGGTATTTTTTGCAATAGACAAAAAAGCAAGTGAACTCTATCACGCAAAAAGAAGCGTTGAAGAGCTTTTAAGAGCTCTTGTTGGAGCAAAAGTGCTTTTAGGCTTTGAGCTTAGCTGGAGCGAAAAAAATACTCTAGCAAATATCACAGCTGGTAAGTTCTATCTAGACGTCCGTATGCAAAACAATCCGATCGTTAAACAGCTTACGCTTGATTTTATATACGTGGATAGCTATGGCGAAACACTCATAAATGAGTTAAATAAATAAAGGAGTAAAATATGGCTGGTATTTTAGTAAATAGATCAGTTCCACAAGTGGTGCAAGAAGCAAATGTTTATATCAATGGCAAAGGCTATCTTGGAGTCACAAAAAAGCTGAAGCTTCCTGTAATCGAGTTTGAGACTATAGAAGCAAAGTCAGCTCTTAGCACAAACTACAGTACAGGCATTTTAAAAGCAACTGATATTGAATTTACAGTTTCAAAAGTAGACAAAAATCAGTTTTTAGCCATAGGGCTAAACAGCTGGACAAACAGGGTTCCATTTTTGTTTAAAGCAAGTATTCATCAAAGCGGCAAAGCTAAAGATGTCCCTCTAAGTCTTGCAATAACTGGAGATATAATCAGCTGGGAGATGAGCGATCTTGAAGCTGGAAAAGAGATGGAGATCACTATCAAAATGTCTGCTCACTTCATCGATCTAAATGTAGATAGCGTTCCGATGATTTTAAAAGATAGCGAGAATATGATCTGTATAGTTGGTGGAGTGGATTATTTAGCAAGTGTTAGATCAAATTTAGGTGAGTAATGTAAATTTCATTAGCGTTTAAACGCATTTGAAATGGCTTTTAAAAACATAAATTTAATCCGCAAAGTCGGATAAAATTTTCGCAATAGTAAAACAACCTAAATGGTTGTTTTACGGCGAAAATTTGGAGTAAAATCAAATTTAAAGCAACAAAAAACTCGAAGGAGTTTTTGGCGAAAATTTTGTTCGTGCGTTAAAAATAGGTAGGTAATAAGGGTAACCCTACGCAGTAGGGACTTTAGGGGTTTCCAAAGGCTCACCTTTGGTCGTAAAGACTAGCTTGGCTAGTCTGCGAAGTTAAAAATAGATAAAAAAAGGAAAAAAGATGAAAAACAACATAATTGAAGAGAACAATGAAAAATATACGATAGTTGCATTAAGCGACAAAAGGGAAGTAAAAATCAGACACCCAAAAGGTCGTGATGTGAGATTTATGATGAGTGGCTCTAGTGCAAATCAAGCAGATGCAGTGTTTAAGCTCACAAGTAACCTTACTTGCCTAAGTGAAGAGGAGCTTGAAAATATGGAAGCAAAAGACTGCACAATAATCCTAAAGGTGGTAAATGATTTTTTAGAATAGCCCACTCCACTCATGGGGTGGCTTTAATAGGGCATGTTTTGCATTTTTCATTTAATGAAATTATGGAAATGAGCATGAGTGAATATGATGAGTATTTGCTAATGGCAAAAGAGATTTTAAAAGCTAAAGCCGGTGTGGTCTAGCTTTTTACGCCATGGACAAAGCCAGCCAATAAAATGCAAACAAGAGCAAAGGTAAATGGGTTTATATCAAAAAGTCCATATAAAACACCGCCAAAAATAAAGCTTAATGGCGTAATCATTTCAACGATGTCTGATTTAGTATTATCTGTTTTCATAAGCAAATAATAACAAACTAGACTTTAAAAGTTCATAAAAAAGGACAAAAATATGGATAGCACACAATTTGGCATAGTTATAGGCTTAAAAACTGCTGGGTTTGGAGCACTTAGCGGAAATATATCAAAGCTTAACAAGATGTCAAATAGTCTTAAAGAACTTGGCAAAAATGTTGATGGGCTAAATGCTAAGATAGCAAAAATAAAAAGCTTAAAGATAGGCATAGATGAAAAAATAGGCAAGATAGGCTCTGAAATGTCAAAGTGGCAATCACGCTTAGCCACAGCAGCCTCTTTTGCTGTTCCAGTAAAATTTGCTATCGATGATGAAGCTGCTTTTGCAAATGTCAGAAAATATGTTGATGACAGCGAAGAAAATCTCATAAATCTAAAAACTGAGATGAGAAAGCTCTCAAATGAGCTAGGAGAGAGCTTTGCAAATCTATCAGATATCGCAGCTGGTGGTGGAAAAATCAACTTAATGGGTAAAGAGCTTGTTAAATACACTCGCTTACTTGCTACTGGTGCTACTGCATTTGAGATGAGTAGCGAGGATGTGTCACGTGCAGCAAACAACATGAAAGTTGGTTTTAAAATTGACAAAGTTGATGGGCTAAAAGAGTTCTTTGATGTTGTGAATTTGCTGGATAATAAAGTAACAAACGCTGGAGCTAGCGATATACTAACTGCTACTTCTTTGACTGCTGGTAATGCAAACCTTTTAGGATTAAATCCAAATGCCGCTTCTGCAATGGCCGCAAGTATGCTAAGCACAGGCAAAGTCCCATCTGTGGTAGGAACGTCTCTAAACGCACTCTATACAAAGCTAGCTAATGTCGAAAATCAAAACGACAAATTTCAAGAGGCTCTAAATGCTATAGGGCTTGATGCAACATACTTAAAAACTGCAATAGGCAAAGACGCAACAGGAGCGGTAATTATGTTTTTAGATGCCATTTCTAAAGCTGATAAGACTAAGCAAGCAGGACTTTTGTATGACCTAATGGGTGGAAACTTTAGTGATGAGATAGCTGGACTTATCACAAATATGGGCGCTTTAAAAGCAAATATGAAGCTAGCTTTTAGCGATGAGGCAAATGGTTCAATGCAGCGTGAGCTGCAAGTTAAACTAAATACCACCAAATCAGCACTGGAGCGCTTAACTCAAGCTTGGAGAAATATAGCCTCAACCATAGGCGAAGCATTTTTGCCAACCCTTAATGTACTTACAGCGACTCTTAGTGCCCTAGCAAATGGGATATCTTGGTTTATGGAGAGCTACCCAGATTTATCAAAGGTTATTTTTGGAATTGCAGGAGGGCTTTTAGCAGTTGTTACTATTGCGCCTATGTTTCAAATTTTAGCTTGGAGTATGGCTATAGCCATTAATCAAGTGATGATTTTAGGTGTAGGCATTAGTTTTTTAGCGAAGGCTTTTAGGCTGAAATATATCTCTACTATGGTTTTAAATGGAGCCTATTTGATAACCATAGCACGAACAAAGGCTATGGCAGCTGCTGCTTTTATGGGTAGCAGTGCAAGTAAAGCCTACGCTGGAGCTTTAAACCTTGTAAAAAAAGCCTTTATAGGTGCGAGTATTGGTGCAAAGATATTTAGATTGGCTCTACTTGCTACTGGCATTGGAGCCTTGGTGGTAATAGCCGGTGAAATAATAGCAAACTGGGATAAGGTAAAAGAGTGGTTTTTTAAATTTGGCGCGTGGATGAAAGGTATATTTCAGCCTGTGATTGACTGGTTTGGTGAGAATTTTGGCGGTATGTTTGACTGGATAGGCAAGAAGATATCTTGGATAGTTGATAGCTTTAAAAGTGTGGGTAAATTTTTGGGCTTTGGAGGTGATGCGTCGCCAAATGGCGCTATGACACCACAAGATACTAGCTCATCTTGGTACAATCGGTTTAGTGATGATGAGCCTACTACTTCCCCATCAAGCCATGCGCCCATTGGCGTAGCTAGTTTATCTACTGGTGGCACAATCAACATCAACCTAAATGGCGGATTTAATATCGCAACAAGCAACGGCAAATTTGACCTTGCAGAGTTTGAAGCAGCACTAATAGACAGTGTAAAAAGAGCATTAGCAAGAGATGAAAGAAACAGACAAAATAGGATGGTGGCAGAATGATTTTAAATCTAGGTGGTTTTTTGTTTGAAGTTAGACACGGCGTGTCAGTTGAAATGAGTGCAACCTCAGGCATAAACTCAAATGAAAGGATAAACAATAATGTAGCCCACTATAGAGCAAATCTTGGAAGAACTAATCTGAATTTAACTGGTAGAACTTTGCCAAATAGTGGCGATGGGAATAAAAAACTAAAAAAGCTTTGGCAGCTAATGAGAGAGGCTAAACCGCTTTCACTAGTGGCAGGAGATGGCAAGTACTATGGAAAATTTGTAATACTTGAGATCAATGAAACTAGAAGCGTGTGGACAAATGATGCCAAATTTTTAACTCAAGAGTTCGCCCTAAGTTTGGAGCAATCCTATGTATAAAGTCGCTACAAACAAGTCCGTAGCTCCATACGGTACTAAAGTCCCCATAAATGGGGTGCCCCAATGACTAAGTATGTAGCAAAAGATGGCGATAGGCTAGATAGTATAGTCTATAAACACTATGGAAGTTTGGAATACTTCAGCCAGGTGTTAAGTGTAAATTGTGGCTTGAGTGTGATTTTAAAGGCTGGGGACGTGGTAATCTTGCCTGAATTTACTAAAACCGCCCCTAAACAAAATAAATTATGGTAAAAAATAGGGTACCCCACGAAGTAGGGACTTCAGTGTTTGCTACTTTAGCACGGACTTTGTTCGTGCGTTAAAAGTAGGTAAAAATAAATAGGAGACAATTATGAATTTAATAGATAGCATAAAAGAAAACGAAGGCTTTAGAGACCATATCTATAAAGATACTTTGGGCTTTGATACGATCGGCTATGGCTTTAAAGTGGGTAGCCTAAGCAAAGATGAGCTTGAGCTAAATGGCGGGATTATAGAGCCTATGAGTAAAGAAGCAGCAGATAAAATCCTAAAAAAGAAACTTGCAAAGCTTACAAGCAAAGTATATGACGCTATTCCTTGGCTAAATAACTCACCAAAAGAGGTTCAAGAAGTGGTAATTGAGATGGCTTATCAAATGGGCGTTGGTGGAGTGCTAAAGTTTAAAAATACTCTAAATTTCATCAAAGAAAATGATTATAAAAATGCAAGTTCAAATATGATGAAATCCTTGTGGGCAAAGCAGACCCCAAATAGAGCAAAAAAACTTGCAAAGATAATAGAAAGAGCTTAAAAATGGTTTTAACTCCAAATTTTAAAGTAGTGGTAAATGATAAAGATATAACTGAAGTAATTAGAGCAAATCTCATAAGTATCACCTACGATGACAAAGAAGGCGATGAGAGTGATGAAGTATCCATAATCGTTCATGGGATTTACAATGCTCCAAAATTTGGCGATAAGATAGAGCTATATCTTGGCTACTCTAAACTATATAAATGCGGTAGTTTTGCTCTGCAAACAGTAGATCGCGACTTTAAGGCTCATACTACCGAGATTAGAGCCACAGCGGTAAATTTTGCTGATACTAAAACAAAAGTCAAAAAGACTAGAAGCTGGGAAAATACTACTCTTTTTGGAATTGCAAGAAAAATTGCAAGTGAGCAAGGGTTAGGTTTCAAATCAAACGGCGAAGATGTGAGCATAGTTTCAAAGCTTCAGCAAGACATGAGCGATATAGATTTTATCCACTCTCTTGCATTTGACTTTGGTTTTTTGGGGTGTGTGAAAAACAGTACCCTGATAATAGGCAAAAAAGCAGATACGGGTACAAAGTCTTCAGGCATAAGTGGCGGACCTAAATTTGAGCTTGATATGAGTGAGCTCTACTCATTTGAGATCAGTGAAGCTTATAGGAACACTTATAAATCAGTAGTGATAGAGTGGCAAGAGAGCTCTAGTGGTGAGATCAAAAGCTTAAGGGCAGGAAGCGGTGAGCCTAGCTACAAGATGAGAATAGCTGAGCCAAAAAGTGACTCTGAAGCTTTTAGCAGAGCGAACGCAAAACTAAACGATCTACTTAAAGGCGGAGTAAGTGGTAAATGCAGGGTGGCAGGAGCAAATATAGTGTGCGGTGGCTCAGTGAGTTTTAAAAACAGTGGAGCTAGTGATATAGATGGTAGAGTATTTGGCATAAAAAGTGTAAGTCATAGCCTAAATAGTAGTGGATATAGTATAGAAGTGGAGTTTGAAAGATAGGAGAGCTGCGAAAACCACAGCTCATAATCCTAAAAACAGCAAAAGTATTTTAACAAATCCTTATAAAAACAGCAAAAAATTTATTTTTTGTAAGGAAAACACATGCAAAGAACTACGCTTAAAGCGCCATTTTCCAGTTTCGCTAACGTTAGAACTACGCACCTGCGTGCTCCGTTTGGTTGGGTTGGCGGAAAAGCCTTGTTAGCAAAAGAGATTATACCTCTTATGCCTGAACATAGTAGATATGTTGAAGTCTTTGGAGGAGCTTTGTCAGTCTTCTACCAAAAAGAGCCTTCAAAAATTGAGGTGGTAAATGATATCAACTCAGATCTTATAAATCTACATCGCATCATTAGAAATCGTCCAGCAAGCTTGCAGGCTGAGATGAACTCACTATTTAGAAGTCGTGAGATATTTAGCCAGATCAAAAATGGCAAATTAAAGCCAAAAAACGATATTCAAAAAGCCGCGTTTTACTTTTATCTTCTTACTACTAGCTTTGGAAGCAAAGGTGATAATTTTGCAATGGGTAAGAGCAGAAGTGGTAAAAGCATATATAGAGACTTTTTTACCCATTCAAAAAGATTAAAAAGAGCCCTTATTGAGAACATGAGTTATGAAAGGCTTATCAAAGAATACGATAGTAAGGAGACTCTATTTTACGCAGATCCGCCTTATGTAGGCACGGAAAATTACTATAAAATGGTAAACGGCTTTGGGATGAGTGCACACGAGAATTTAGCAAAGATTTTAAAGCAAATTCAAGGCAAATTTATGCTTAGTTATAATGACTGCGAGGTGATCCGCGATCTATATAAAGACTTTAAATTTAAAGAGCTAAAGGTAAATTATAGCTTGAACGCTAAATATAGAAGCGTTAAAAATGAGCTTTTGATTATGAATTTTTAAGGATAAAAAAGCGTTGCAAAGCAACGGACTTTAGGTGGGCGGGGGGCGAATGGGTGACATTTCAAATTTTCGCCACAAAACAACCATTTAAGGTTGTTTTGCTATTGCTCTAAATTGGTTAATTATTCCAAATTTTCGCCGTCGTTTCATCTGCAAGATGGCGCCTATTGCGAAAATTTTGTCGCAAAGGTGGGCTTAGCTCACCTGCGAAGTAATAAAATAGCCTTTAATAGTCTTTAAAAGGCTTTTAAAGCCCTGTATAAATTTGCTATATATCTTTGATTTTTTGCGTTATATTTGAACTCCCCTGAGTTTATATCATCCTCACATCTATCTATCTCCCATTTTAAAGCTCTTTGTTTAAACTTTATAGTTTGCTCTTCTATAGTAGTAATGCTGCCACGCTTATTTGGGTTTACTTTTTCTATTTTTATTACAGCTACGCAAGTGCTAGCTTTAAAATCAAAATCTTTATACTCGCTTACACTTTTATATATACTATCTCCATGTTTATTTACTGTTACTATCATCATTTATCCTTTAATCATAGACCTTTATAGGTCTATGAATTCTCCGTTTTCAAGTATTACTTTTTTACCTTCAACCTTGCCTTTTACGAAGTAGAAAATCTCTCCGCTGCTGCTAGCGTTTTCTACGTAGCCTACTTTGTCATCTTCAGCGTATAAAAACTCTCCTACCTCGTTGTCTATAAAGAGTTGTCTAAGCTCGTTTATATCATTGTTTGTGATGTTTATTTTTATCATCTTATCTCCTTTATTTATATATGTAGTATAACTTGGCTTAGCTGTCTGTTGGCTGTTGTTTGGGGTATTTTCTTATGAAATAAAATAATTTTATCTTTTTTAAAAAAATATGTTTAAATTCCTTTTATTTTAAAAGGTAACAGGAGAAAAAATGGAGTTTGAAGAGATAGTTGAGAGAATTAAAGATGTCCTAGCGACTGACGGAAAGAAAAACATCAAAGATGCAGACGTGGCAAGAGCTTTAGGGATTGATCCAAATACATTTTATCAGATGAAATTTAGAAATTCAGTTCCTTATAAAGAGATTATGGACTTTTTAGCAAGTAAGAAGATATCTATAAATCTATTCTTCTACAATCAAAGCTCAAAAAGTAATATTTCAAGTGAACGCAAATATAAGACTTTGAGACTTTTTAAAGCAAAAGCTAGTCTTGGTGGTGGAGCTTGGAATGAAAACATTATAAGCGATGAAATCATTATAGATAAGAAGATGACCGAGTTTTTTAGGAGCGATAATTGTGATATTATTGAGACCATAGGCGATAGTATGGAGCCTCACATTCAAAGCGGAGATTGGTGCTTTATAGATAGAAGCGGTAAAAAGATGAAAAATGGCGAAGTTTGGGCTATTAATACCCCTGATGGAGTAGTCATCAAAGAGTGCTATATACAAGAAAATGAGCTTATACTAGTATCCTTTAATCCCACATATAAACCAGTTAGGTTTTATATTTGCGAGTGTCAGTTAGTAGGAAAATTTATAGGGTTGCTTAGAAAAAATTAG